ATGAAACAATACAAACCTATTGATCCAGATATTTACAAAAACTATGTTAAGTATTTAAGAGAGTTGGCATATATGAATAGAATATTTGTCAAACTATCTAAGTATGACTAACAACAAAATCCATTTAATTATTTTTTATTAAATTTGCTTATGCCTAAAAAGACAAATAAAGACATATTAAAAAAGAATTTGATTGAAGCAATGGTGGATTCATTAGGTGTCATTAAGACTGCCTGTGAATCATGTCAATGCTCAAGACAAACATACTATGACTTTATGAGAGATGATGAGGAGTTCAAAAAAGCAATTGAAACAAGCAAACGTGCCTCGCATGATTATGTGAGGTCAATACTAATTGAAAATATAAAAGCAAAAAAAGAGGCATCAGTTTTTTTTTACATGAAAACACAAATGGGTTGGATCGAGAAAACAAAAATGGACATTACCAGTGATGATAAAGCATTGTCAATACCTCCAATCTCATGGATTGATACTGAGGTCTTAAAACAATGAGAGACAAGATAATATATTGGCTTGATAGTTATGGCCTGTATGCATTCTCAATTTATTTGTTTATAGTGTTTATTTTTGCCATTGCATGAGTCAAGTCCCAAATCAATTTAAAGTCCTTTACACCTCATCTAAACGGTATTACTTAGTGACTGGAGGCAGAGCATCACTCAAGTCCACAACAGTTCATGACTTCATTGCCAGACTTACATTTGAAACTGGTCATGGTATATTGTTCACCAGATACACAATGACATCTGCACACAAATCAATCATTCCTGAGTTTGTTGGTGTCCTTGACAGACTTGGAATCACTGACCAATTTTACATTACAAAGTCTAAGATTGTTAATCTAATGACCGGATCATTCATTTTATTTAGTGGCATCAAGACATCCAGTGGAGACCAGACTGCCAACTTGAAATCATTGTCAGGCATAACAACATGGGTGATTGAGGAGGGTGAGGACTTTAATGATGAGAGAGCATTTGACAAGATAGATGATTCCATCAGAGCCAACAACAGACACAACAGAGTCATTTGGATTCAGAATCCAACAACCAAAGAACATTTCATTTACAAAAGATGGATTGAGCCAAACAACATTCAAATGAATTGCATGGGACACAAAGTTGTTGTGAGCAACATGGATGAGGTTGAGCATATCCATTCAACATATCACCTTGCGGAACATCTTGGATATTTGTCTGATGGATGGGTGAACAAAGCAAACAGAGTCAAGGTTGAGAATCCTAAACATTATTATCACAATTATATTGGCGGATGGCTTGACAAGGCAGAGGGTGTTGTATATGACAACTGGGAACGTGGTCAATGGGACAACTCACTTGCATGGTGTTTTGGTCTTGACTTTGGTTTTCATCCTGATGAAACTGCCATGACAAAAGTAAGTGTTGACCAAAAGAAAAAACTCTTTTATATTCAGGAGGTTTTATTTCAAAAAGAATTGTCAACAGATGGAATCATCAATGCACTCAGACAAAGAGCCAAATCAAATGATTTAATCATTGCAGACAACTCAGAAAAAAGGTTGATTCATGACATCCGAAATAAAGGCGGTTTCAATATTCATCCATGTGTCAAGGGTGCGGGATCAATCAAAAAAGGAATCACAGACATTCACTCTTATAAAATCATTGTATGTGGTGAGTCCAATAATCTTGTCAAAGAACTCAACAACTATGTTTGGAATGACAAAAAATCTGGAGTTCCATGTGATGCTTACAATCATTTATGTGACTCATTCAGATATGGATTTGATAGATTAAACAGGCAAAAAATCTTTGTTGGTTAAGGTGCATCAATGCACCATCCATGCACCTTGTTTGGTGTATTAGTGTTTAATAACTTTATTACAATGCACCATTGATTGATGTTTATTTTTCGTTTATTTTGTGAAATTAAATCCAACTCAAATGAAAAAAATCTATTGTTAATTACTCAAAATGGCTGAAAAAAAAGGGATTTTAAAACGATTGTTTTCTGGATCAAAATCATATTCATGGTCAAGTGCCTCACTACTGAATTTAAAAAATGATTCTTACAACCATAATCAATCCAATGTCTCTGAATTAATAAATGATGGTTATGCCCAAGTAACCGACCTTTATGCAATCATTAGGAAAATTTCACAGACTGGTGCATCAATGCAATTACAAGTCTTTAAGGTCACAGATGATGAGTATGAATTGCAAACATCTGGTGAGTTGTTTGACCTCATCATGCAACCAAATAAGAATCAAAATCAATATGAATTTAAAGAGAATGCACTAACTAATTTATTAACCAGTGGCAACATCTTTTTGACTGGTCAAGAGTCAGTTGGTTTTGGTGACATCTACACATCACTTGCATTATTACCTCCACAGTATATGGACATTCAGTTGGCACAAACAAATGATGGTGTTGACATATCACAATATATATATCAAAATGATACTGTTTACAGACCAATTAGTGCTGACCACATTAAGCATATTAAATACTTTAATCCAACAGATTATGGTGTGCAAACAGGGTGGGGATTGTCACCAATTCATGCGGGGTATTTATCAATGAAATCTGCCAGAGAATTAAACATTGCTGAGAGTTCAATCCTTGCAAACAAAGGTGCATCAGGATTGTTGACTAATAAAGGTGACTATCCTTTGGACTCTGAGGAGGCATCAGAAATCCAAAAGGCAGTTGATAAAAGAATTTCAGGTGCAAATAAATTTGGCAAAATCATCACAACAAATGCATCTGTTGAATACATCCAAATGGGAATGAGTCCAACAGACTTGCAATTGATTGAATCTGGTGTTGTTAAGTTGAGACAGTTGTGCAATCTCTATGGTGTTGACTCATCATTGTTCAATGATCCGGCAAATAAGACATATAATAATCGTAAAGAGGCAACCAAATCTCTTTATACTGAGGCAGTAATTCCCTCACTCCAGAAAATTGTTTGGGGTTTAAATGAGTTTATTGTGCCATCTTATAATAAAAAAGACAATGCCACATATAAAATAAGCATTGATAAATCTCATGTACCAAATTTATTTGAGGATGAGAAACTCAAGGCAGAAACTGATTTCAAAAATGCTGAGGGATATGTTAAAATATTAGAGTCACAATTGACTCAAGACCAAAAAGTTAAATCATTAATGATGTCTTATCATCTCAGTGAGGATGAGGCAGAAAATATTGTAGGAGATGCCAACACCGAATGAAAACGAAAATAGAGATGAGTTTCTGGATCGGTGCATGACTGATCCAGAGGCAATGACTGACTTTGCTGACAGTGACCAGAGGTATGCATTTTGCAACTCACAATGGGATAACAAAGATAAAAATGAGACTATGAAAAAAGGGTACACAAACAAATCAACATCACTTGAGATTAAGGATGTTGACACAGATTCAAGGATTGTCAAAGGTTATTTTGCATCATTCAACAATGTTGATTCTGATGGTGACATGATAATGAGAGGTGCATTCACCAAGTCAATTCAAGAGCATGGAGTTGAATCCACATCCAACAGAAAAATCAGTCACCTTGCATTCCATGATGTGACCAGACCAGTGGGAATGTTAAAAGCATTAAATGAGGATTCTAAAGGACTATATTTTGAGAGTGAACTTGGTACTCATGATGATGGTGAGAATGCTTTAAGAATGTATAAGGATGGCATTATAAGAGAGCATTCAATTGGCTTTAATTACATCCAAGACAAAACAACATTCATTGAGGTTGACAAGACCAAGACAGACAATGAATTGGTCAAGTCAATTGGTGGATATTGGTCAATCACTGAGGTTAAACTTTGGGAGGGTAGTTTTGTGACCTTTGGTGCAAACTCAGAAACACCAAATTTATCTGCATTAAAGTCTCAAGATGATGTCAATAAGTGTCTGGATCAGTTGAAACAAAGGATGGAAACATTCATCAAGGCATTAAAAGATGGCAACTATAATGAAAAATACAATCAACTCTTTGAGGTTGAACTAATGCAAATTACTAAACAATTTGAATCACTTGTTAACTATGAGCCATTCCAAAAAGAATCTCAAAAAGATGAGTCAGATTCTACAAAGGACAATCAAAAATTGGTTGAACTTTTAAAAACAATTAAAATATAAATTTTAAAATCAAAAAAATGGAGGAAATTAAAAAAACCATTGATGAGATTAATGATAGGATTGAGAAAAAAAACAATGAAATCCTTGAATCAATTGAACAAAAAGCATCATCAGAGATTGTTGATGGCTTAAAAACAGAGTTAGAAAAATTAACAGAGATTGCCAAAACTCAAGGTGAGGAAATTGCAACTGTTAAAACTGCAAATGAAAACAGAAAACCATTAACATTTTCTGATGCAATCAAAAATGCATGGGCAAATTCAAAGGAGAAAATCAATTCTTTAAAACTTGGAAATGCATCAGGCACAGGAGAGATTGTTGTTAAGGATGTGACCAGTGCAGATGTAATCAACTCAACTGCCTCATATTACATTTCAGGTATTGGAAAGCAATCAGTGAGAAAAAATTTCTTAGATGATTTATTCGCACATGGTAGTGTTGGAACTGAATCAGGAGG